GGGATCGTCTCGCAGCGTGGCAAAAGCGTATTTGCTTATGGCGCCAACGCCCTTGATGCCCTGCTGGATGGGGAATATTACCGTTCCATCGTCTTCCATCTGAGCAGTGCGAAGAAATACTTCCGCATCCTGCTCATTGTCCGCTTTAACTATGGTCAGCGAGTTATACTGCTTGAGATATCCCATTATGGCAGATGTATCTGAGCCGACCTTTGTATATCCGGTGTCAGGAAAGTATGTCGGATCATCAAGCCCAGACTGCCAATCCCAGCTGGGGTATTCCGGATTACCGCTTATGAAGATGCGGTTATCGTTGTTGTAGCCGTAGAATGCGAATATCGAACACTTGTTGACCCGGTCGGCATATCCTTCTATGGATTTGCTGATCTGAATTACAACGGTGTCTATGCCATTCCCATCTGCAGGGGGCAGCGCAAAATCAACGGTGCCGCCCGCCAGGTTTACGACATACGTTTTAGAATCTGCAAGCGTGTATACATTCTCGCTCAGGGTGGCCTCGAGGGTTGGGGCCGCCTCCTCCGTAAGCTGTTTGGCCTTGTAATAGGTGCCCGTCTCTTCCTTCTCGTTGGTAAGCTTGAAGCTGGCGCGGGTTGATGCGGCGAGGGTGGTTAGCGCGGTACCTTCCGCATCGGTGCAGATATATATCCGTCCGTGTATATCCAGATATACGCCGTCACCGGCGGGAGCGGCGCCGGGAGTAAAGGATATTACTCCGGATTCTGTGCGCGTCCATCCGGTTGTGACCGTATAGGTTTCGCCGTCTACCTTTACGCTGTCTATGCTGTCCAGTTCGCTCGTGTCGAGTTGAAAGGTGGTGGAGCGGCCGTCAGCTATGAAAGAGTTCTTTCGCTGTGCGGAAAGCATGTTGATGCCCTCGAAGGCCGTTCCAGCGCCATCGGGGGTCATGCCGATTGAGGTCGTAGGGATAAAGTTGGCGCCGTCTTCCACGTTGGATACGGTATATACGCCGCCAGATTCGCTCACCACTTTGTACTTCAAGCCGTCCATGATATACATCTTGCCGCCGTGAGCAAAGGCTACGCTTCTGTTATCCGCCATAGTCTCACAAATGGCCGTGTGCGATGCGTTTGATTCGTCCCAGGTGTAAAGGGTATTCCCTGCGTGGACGAAGCGCATGGACGCGCCTGACGCGAATACAGCATGGTGTATTCCGTTTATTTGCTTTCCTGTGTCGAGTATTTTTCTCCAACCAACTCGCTTTTCCGGGAAACCGGCAAGGTCGGATATGAGATTGAGTGCATAGGGTGAACGGTAATCCGCTACCTGGGTGGGATCCGTCGAGAAATCTACGCCGCGAAACTGAGTGTATTTCTTTGAATACAGCTTAACGTCCGTTATGTTTTTGGGTGTTACACTCTGGGGCATTATACACCATAACCTTTCTCCACGATGCCGTCATTCATCTTGCCGGCATCCTGTACTGCGGCAAGGTATTTTGCCCGGTAGTTCTCGGCCTGGAAGTTATCCATGTTCTCCTGAAAAAACTGTGCGGCCAAACCATACGGCAGAGCGGTGCGCGTCAGGGAGGGGCTGTAGTCTATAACATCTGTGAGCGCCCTTACATACGGGGCTTCTTCCAGTCGTTCTTTGCCTTTGTGTTCGCGTATGCTGTTTTCGCAGTTGAGCGTTTCCTCAAGCAACACATTCAGGAAGTGAATAGAAAAGCTTCTGCTATCTTCATCATCTCCGTCATACTCGTAGAGGAAGCTTGAGGCAATCTCATATATATCCTGTACTGTCAATTCTGCCATGTATCTCGCCTCCTATATGCGTATATTAGGGGCGGTGTTACCCGCCCCATAGGTTGATTGATTAGAAAGTAACTGCGGACATCCATGCGGGATACATGGTGTCAGAGTATGCCACGGCGCGAACAGCGGCGCCGGCTGCGGGATTAGTGAATGCGCCGTTATAGATCTGTGCGGAGCGGCTGTACATGGGATCGGAGCCGTCGGTGGTGTATTTAATGGTCGTATTGGCAGAGGTGCTGGCCAGGGTGCTGGTGGATGCGCCCTTGGTCAGAGTAGGTGCAGCAGCAATGTTAGCAGTGTCTACGCCAACCAGAACGCCTTTGGAGCGAGCACCCACTACAAATGCATCAAAGATGAAGCGTCCCTCGAGCAGGTGGCCGGAAATGCCGGGAGGATTGGTATGCAGAACGGTGTCGTTTACCTGCTCTGCTATGATGGCGCTCCTGCGCTGGAAGGCCAGGTAATGGCTGTTGGCAGGCATCCAGTCATCGGGAACACCGAGGATGTGCAGGGTGCCAAACTTGCCGACTACGTTCTTGAGCAGCAGGCGGTCGGTGACGGAGTCCAGCTTATCGAACGCAGTCCTGTAAATGGACACCGTGGTATTGGGCAGTGATACGAATCTGTCATCCAGAGGAATGAAAGCGTTGTTAAACGCTGCTTCGATGGCCGCAAGATGGTCGATGATGTCACTCTTGCCGGGGGCAGCGTTGACACTCACTACATTGCCGGCGTTATGAGCCCACACCTTAACAGCATGCTTGTCGATGTAGGGGGTAACCTGTTCGTCCACCTGAGCCTTCATCATGACGCCGGCTTTCTTCATAAGGCCCTGCTGGTTGTAATTGCCCTTGTCGATGGTGACCGCAAAGCCCTTATCCATGGTGATGGGGCAGCGCTGTACAAAGTCGCCCATTTCGGTGGGGGTACCGTAGCGATTGCCGGAGGCATTGCGGTTGTAGTCGTTGAGAGGAACGGTCCTGGGAGTGGTGATGTTGATAGACTCTACGCCATTCCAACTATACTCGTTGCAGGTCTTACCCCTGAAGAAGGAGGCGTGAGTATAAAGCATCGCCATTTGCTTGTGATAAAGTTCATGAAGATTGATATCTGCCATTTTGTCTTATTTCCTTTCGCATAAATTAAAGGCCCAGTCCAGCAAGGAAGGGATCCTCGGCCTTGTCGTCCCGAGAATTCCCCGCTGCCGGCAGGGCTGTGTCTTTGTTCTTTTTGTTCTGTTCGAGCTGCCCCATTTTTGTGTTGAGCTCGCTGATCTGCTTACGCATGTCCTGTATTTCATAGCGCTGCATAGCCTCAACAGGCCTTGCACCGTTCTCTATCTCCGCAAGGACTTCAGCGGGAATCTTTTCTACTTGGGACATGTCGGGGTATCTGCGTACGAAGTCTATCCAGGGTTCCTGGGCAGCAGCTTCTTCAGTCTGCCGTCGTTCCTGGGCCGCCCGCTGCTCCTCTGCATCGCTATCCTTGATACGAGCTTCAGCCATTTCCTTGGCGGCTTCTTCGGGTATATCGGGATACTTCTCGCGAATAGAGGAAATCTCGCGGCTTATGCTCTGGGCCCTGCGTACGCCCTGAAGGTGTTCGACGTATTCAGGCATGGTCATGTTGGCCTGTTTTGCCCATTTGCCCAGCTCGCGCAGGCTACGGTCAGCTTCGTCGTGTGTCGCCTTATAGGTATCACGTTCCTGAAGAATCTTGTCGTAGTTCATGCCTTTCTGGGCAAGCGTAACAGCCTCATCGTATGTCAGGTCTTTTGCTTCGCCCATGTAGGTAATGCGGATACCAGGCTTAACATCGTCTTTAGCGGCATCGGAATCCACGGGAGGTTCTTCGGGTTCGTTCTTGTCTGCAGGCTCATCAGGGTCCGCAGTATCGGTTGCGCTTTCATGCTCTACGGGTTCCTGAACGTCCTCTGTGGTATCTTCGGGTGTGTCCATAAACAGGTTAGAGCCGTCATCAAAGGTGGCAGAATTGGTATATCCTGACATTGCATTTCCTTTCCGCCCTTGGTTTAGGGCATAAAAAATCCGCCTTGGTTTAGGCGGTTGTTTTAAGATTGTTTATAACAGGTGAAGGTCTGCATATCGGGCTTCTTTGCTTTGCACCGATATTCGCTCGGGGTTACGGGCTCCCGCAGCTTACAGCCTATACAGTTGGTGTGTATAACCTTTTCGGGAGGCTTGGCGCCTTCCCCCTTTTTAGGCTCCTCGGTTTTTTCGGGTGCCTCGGGGATGTCGCTGTTCTGATCGGGGGTCACGGTGGTATCAAGGGTTTTGTCGTCCATTATGCTGCTCCTTTTTGATTTATTATTTGCTCGCGAGCTGCGGCAACTTGAGCTGCAAGCGCCGCGGGGTCCGCGTTTGCATTTGTGGGAATTGTCTGCGCTGCCTGCTGTTGTGCCAGGGCTTCCATCTGTGCCTGTTTCTTTTTAAGCGCTTCAACCAGCTTATCTTTGTTTCTGACGTACTTACGGGGTACAGATTCAAGGTACATTACAAGGTCCACTATGAGGCCCTGCGCCAGCAGGTTGTCCATGGTCTGCTGCTGCATAAGCTCAGAGAAGTAGGAAGCCGCGCCCACATCGATGTTGAGGTGATAATTCATGGCGTCAAACTGCCCAAAGTCCACATTCGTTTTCTGTATTTTTGTCATAATGGGCTTGCCGTTGATGTCCATAACAGGCTTACCGAACTCATCCAGCGCGGGTATCTCAACGGGGTCATCCAGATAAACTTCTCTGACTCCGTAGTAGGCGTGCATCATATCTACACATATTCGGGCAAAGTCCTCTGTGAACTGATACAGAGCAAGCTTCTGCAGCTGCAAAGGCATGGTAGCACCCTGCTGGGTGGCAATTATCGCTGCCGCGTTGTCGGGTTTGATGTTTCCCAAAACCGCATCGTTGGCGCCCAGGAAGTCACGGGTCATGGTGATAAGGCTTTGTACAATCTCCATAACCTGAGCAGAAACGTCTCCGCCGCGAATTGAAGTAACAGCGTCCTGTATGCGGGATACACCCATGCCCTCTGTTTTTATCGCAACGCCGGCTTTGTCCGTCCAGCTCTTGATTTTAGAGCCGTCATATATGATCTTGGGAAAAGCGTTCATCTGCTGGCTTCTGAGGTGGCAGGCTATGAGGCGGTTTATCTCTATCTGGTTGGGTATCACGCCGGTGACTACGGCCTGTCCGTGGTAACTGCTCTTTACCTCCTCCCAGGGCATCCAGCACACCGGGTACATGGTCAGATTTGTGGCGTAAGGCTTTCGTATGGCCACTTCTCGGACGCTCTCGCTTACCCATAAATGTCCATCTTCCAGCCACAGTTTAATGAGCTTAGTTGCCAGGGCGTCAGTATCACCCTTTTCCATCTGAAGTTCGTCTGCATCCGATGTTATGAGGAGAATGTCGGATTCGCTCATGCCGTTGTTTTCGGCTTCTTCTTTGAGCTCGCCCACCGTCTTGCGTTGTGCGAGTATGATATAAGGCTGGCTCTCAACGCAGCTGTTGTGTGGATTGCCGAATATAACGTTGATGTTCTCAATAATCTCGCATCTGATGTCACCCTTCACGACCTGGCCCGTTTCTATGGTGGGATCGAATCGGACGTAAAGGCACATATCTCCGTCCACTGCGGCGTTCCGGATGCAGCTGCGCATCTTGTGGCGGAACTTGGTGTTCTCCATGATCTTGTCTATCTGGGTGCCCATAGCCGCCGCCACAATCTTTTTATCGGCGTCCTGTGCGTCATGGGGGTCGAATGATATGGCGATGTCGTCAGAAACCAGGGTGGAGCACATGAAGGCCACAACGCGCTTGAGAATATTAAGTACAGGCTTGGGCAGATCGGGCGCGTTAAGGCCTTCCCACTGCTTTCCGATGTAGAAATTCTCATTCATCTTCACGGTCTCATAAAGATCGATGGCGTTGTTGTACTCCCTGCCTTTCTGGTATTCCTCCCATATCTTTTCGGGTTCTCTTTTAATCTTCATCTATCTGGGACCTCCCGGTGTAATTCATCAGGTTGAAGTACTGCTGGTTCATCTTTGCCGCCTTCTCTCTGCGGCTGTCATACGGTGTGACGTTAAGATCGTCATCCGGTTTCAACCTCTCGGCGGGACGCACCATGCGCCGCCCTGCCATCATTCCTCCAAAAAACAAAATAACGCCTATTACGGCGCCGATTGCCATTTCCATATATTCCTCCTTACAGTCCGTAGTCGAACAGGTTGCCGACCTGTTCATCAAAGTCTATGGGGTCAAATTCATCCTTCTGCGCGGGTATCTCTGCGGGTCTTGGCCGCCCGTCGAGAAGATACCGCAGGGCGTCCGGTGCGTGGGTTATGTCATGCGGCTCTTTTGCTACATCGTCCGGCTTCTTGTCGTCATGCTGCAGCAGCGGCAAACAACGTATAAGTTCTTTGCAGTTCTCGAATATAAACAGCCTGGGCTTCAGTTCGCCGGTACCGTCCGGCACAAGATGCAACCAGTTAAGCAGGTTCATCCATCCATCTTCGCGCCCATTCTTTACGGGTGTTAATGGTAGGCCGTTATTGGCAAACATTTCGGCCTTATATATGCCGGTGGTCTGGCTTCTGGCCCACATGTCCACGGGTGCAAAGGTGCATATTATGTCGTCTTCCTCTGTGGTCATCTCTATGATCTTCTGTGCCGCCCGTGGAATTATAAGATTGGGTTCGCAGAGTTCTTTGTATACATAGCAGTTACCAAGTTCATCAAATGCCGCCCAGTAACAGGCCAACATATCCAAGCCATAGTCAAAAGCTCTGTATTTCTGCCAATGCTCGGGTATTTTGAAGGGTCTGACAACGTGGGTGCGGCGGGAAAACTCGGTGAAGAATCTGCCATCGTAGGCATCCCAGTCGCCGTACAGCAGGGCTTTTTTCTTATCCTCCGGCAGGTTTTCCAGCATGCGCACATATTCCGGTTGCCGGTCCATGATGACGTAATTGTCGTACACCTGCGCCGGGATGAACAAGTAGTCATCCGGGTTCTCGGTGTCTTTGAAGTTGCGGTCAATAAACAGCCGCTTTACCCACTCGTGGCCAACGCCGCCCGGATTGCAGGTGTAATATGCTCTGGGCGAGAAGTCGGTACGGGTTGAGCGATTACAGAGGATCAAGTCCTCGTACATCTGTTCCGTAAACAGGGTGGCCTCCTCAAACGCTATGACGTCATATTCATGGCCTTGATATCTGCTCACATCGCCTTCGTTGTCGCAGTAACCGCAGACTATTCGCGATCCGTTGGGGAAGGTGAAAACCATCTCAGATTTGTTATACTTCGCTACGCCCCAGAGGATCTTGCGCATGGGCTCTATATGGTTTTCGCGCAGTTCCTTCAGTGTGCGGCGCAGCAAAAGAATGTTCAGTCCGGCGTACTTCATGGCCAGCATCATCAACTTGGTGCGCATAGCCCAGCTTTTGCCGCCCGCCTTTGCGCCGCCATAGCCCGTGTGTCTTGCTCTTGACTTGAAAAACTGCAGTTGCTTAGGATTTGGCGGCAGCCCAAAGTTTACCCGCCTAACCGCTGGCCTCATCGTCTATGCCCTCGAAACCGAACACAGTCTTGATGTTGCTGTCCATCTTTTCGGCAGGCTTTTCGCCCAGTATGTCTCTGAGCCAATTAAGGCTGTCCATGTCGCCTTCCATAGCCTTTATAACCTGCTGGGCTATCATGGCCATCTGGTTAGATCCACCTTTATATCCAAGCTCCTCAAGAGCGGCTTTCCCCTTCTTGGTTTTACAAGGGCGTGAGAGCAGGATATCGGCCTCCTGTTCCATGAGTCTCTTGCGCCTGCGGGCCTCTGCGGACGCCTTACCGCCTTCGCTGGCTCTTTTCTTTCGTTCCTCCGGCGAGAGTGTGTCAAAGCCCCTGTCTTTGATGTTTTCATACCCGGCCACAGCGCTCACCTCCTTTCCGTTGCATCCCCGTTGTTGAGCTACGATTTCCGCCTTTTTCCGTTTCGCTTTGTGCTTACATATTTGATTTTTACGGTTCCGCAGTCCTTTGGGCATAAAAATAGAGCCGATGTGTGTCGGCTCTTTTGTTCCCACCTCTTGGGACTATACATAGTATATCACGGATTTAAGTCGCACTACTGGCACGATTTTGGAAAATTTCACATTCTGAGCCCTCTGTGCTCCGCAAAAAGGCTTCGGGCAAGGGAAAGCCAATGATAGATCGTGCGAGGGTCTGCGGGCAGCTCAACGCTTGTGACTTCCACTCGCTGCTGTATTTCCCCGCGTTTTATGGGCTGGTCAGGCATTATCATGTACACCGCTCTTACCGCTTTTACCGCCGCCCGGCCTCTCATTTTTTCAAGGGCCTCAAGCGCAAATTCGGCCGCCTCCAGGTCAAGAATGGTGGCTTTGGCGTCATCAAGCGCTTTTTGAGCACGCATAATGGCCGCCTCCGTAGGGGCGGATATGCTACCGCTGCGCTCTTTGCGGCGCTCCATATCGTCCAGAGCCTCATTCCAGATTCTTTCGCGAAATTTTTCGGAGCTGCCTTCCAGCGCTAAAACGCGAAACGCCTCGGTGGCGTAATCACGGTAATGAGTTTTAATCATGATCCGCCTCCGGTAAGGAATCCGTTATATGCTTTGTCTTGCAGGGCCTGTTTTACTCTAAGCATGGGAACAAGCTCGGCACCATTGGTATAAACCTCTTTGTCATCAACAAACTTATACGACTTGATGAAGTCCATGGCCTCCTTGGTATCCACCGCATCAAAGGCAGAAAACTCCGCCCATTGTCCCTTGAGGTATTCCCATCGTTTCTGCAAGAATGCTGTTATCTCCGGCATGTCGGCCTTGGTGATGTTGTTAACCGTCACGGGCACAAACAGTCCTTTGCGCTGAAGCATGAAGAACAGCAACAGCTGCATGGGGCCAGTGTTGTCGTCGGTTTCGTCCTCGTATTTGTACTGAAGGTCAAAACGGAAAAGGTGGTTCAAATCGTCATCATAGGTTATGCCCTTCGGGCACCAGTCATCTTTGAAGTCTTCCCAGCAATCAAACTCAGCTACTTCATCTCTGCGCTGGTCCCATCTTGCCGTGCTGCAATAATAGCTGTGGTTGGTTGGTTTAATGTCTAAGGGTCGCATGCGTCCTCCTTTAATCAATATAAATGTGAGCAAGAAAGGTACCCACTATAAAGCCAATTAAAAACGCAATAGCGGGAATTACATCCATAGTCTATCCTCCTCAAGGTTTCTGCCGCAGAACGGGCAGAAATTTATACGCAGGGCAAATCCAAGGTCATTTGTTTCGGTTTTATAACGAATTTGCAAAATGCCCTGCATTATTACGTAAGTGCTATTTTCGTTTGGATATACACATTTTCTTGTTAAGCATATACATTTCTTTTTCGCTTTGAGTTTCATTTTGCGTCCTCCTTTTATGTTCAGTTCTAAAAGTTTACACATTTACAAGGCTTATTTAAGGATGTCAAATCCTCATCCTGCTTGTTGCCCGCTTAGGGGGCTCTTTTACGTACTTGAAATAGTAAAGGCCGTATGGCGTATGTTCCGCCTCCACCAGCTTGTATCCCTTAGGGGCAGCGGGAGGCTTTTCTTCTGTGTACTGCCTCTTTACCTCTTTGGCTTCATCCTTCATGGGCTTTGCAAGGTTGCGAGTAGCTTTATAGCGATGGCCTCCCTGCTCCGGCGTCCAGTGATCGAAAAGGTAATTGGCAAGGCCGGTATAATCCGCTCCGTGGTCGATGCCGTTGTATACATTGTGAACGCGAAGGTGCTCGACGCGGATCACGCTACCGTATATCCACTGTTTTTGTATTACGTCTTCCGGCACGCCGTGGGAAAGCATATGAAAGTGTATTCTGTGTGTGTGCTTGCCGCGGCCCATGTAGATGATGATCTTTGCATCCGGGCAATAATACTGCAGGCGGCGAACAAAGTTATTACGGAGCCGCTTTGCATCGGCGAAGTCATATACTTCATCGTCATTTCCGAAGGTTAAGGTGCTATACAGGCTTTCGGGGTTAAAATTCTCATTCACCAATCGGGCGTGACGCCTGCGCGATATGCCCTCGCGGTGCGCAGCCCTTTCTTCTTCTGTGGCAAAGCGGGCGCGAGGCGTTCTTTTTAAGTTCTTCTGCCTGTCAGGTATTGTATACACCAGCTGTTCAAGCACGGCGCCGGCGTATATGGCCCGCTTCACTCGTTTCATATCGTTTCTCCTATTGGTATACCCGCCAAGGTTATTTGGCGGGTTTGAGTTGATGAATGTTTTCCTTTTTATTAGGGGGCTTCGAGGTTGTAATGCTTATGGCACGGTTGAATCCCGGGTTCATGAGCTTCTCTGCTTCGGATATAGTCTGTTCGACTCCGTCTATGCGAAGGTGCGCAGGGCGATTTGCGCGATATTGTTTGCGGGCTTCCGAAAGGCTGCAAGTGCGGCACACCATACGGCTGCCATCAGGGCTCTTTGTGTATACTTCGTATACGGGTACGGTTTCTTTCTTCATATTTATATCCTCCGGTTAATACAAATCATCTATTACCGCCTCTTCGTCTATAAGGTCCTCTATCGGCCCCTTTTCTGCTGTCTCGCGATCAACAGCCTCGCACACCTCTTCAGCCCATTTCCTTAGTTCGCTTGCATATCGAGGATCCCCGTTGTGGTACATTCTTGTCAGTTCTCTGCTGCGTTCATCATCGGACATGCCTGCCAGTTCCCTGCTGCACTTATCGTCAGGCATGCTTTCGGGTTTTTCTTTCGCGGCAGGAATATATATGACGTGTTTTCCGGCGGTCTTGGCGTATTCTATTTCACCGCGCATGCCGGGGCTAATAGTGTGGCCGTGTACCCATACTTCGCTGCAGTAATTTATCAACCGCAGGCCGATGCGCAGGGCGAGATCGCGCTCTTCAGGGATGTCATCATCAAGAAACTGAGGAAGGTATAGATGCGGTGCCACGGGGATACAGTTTTTTTCGTAGGCGTCGCGGCAGTACCGCTGTGCCGCCGCCGTATTCTCCTGTATATTCCCGCGATAAGGAGAGCAGATATAAACGAGCTTCATTTTAGCCATGCTGCGACTCCCTGAGTGGGCACCATTTGGGCCGCCCGCCATGCTGTTCGATGTTCTTGCCGTAAATGTACCCGCCCTTGGCTTTGCACTTTGAGCCAAAAGGCACTATCAGCCTTTCGGTATAGGTGGAGCGAAGATAAAAGGCGCACTCCCGGCAATTCTGCGGTATCCTCTGCATCTGAGTTTTTACATATATCATGCTATCCTCCCAACCCGCTGATAATGGCATTGCAGCAGCCCTTAACGGCGGCACGCATTTTTTCAGCCATTTCAGCGTTTCCGTTATCCACAGAACGGCCGATACATTCGATCATCTTATTGGCCTGATCCTGCATAGCTTCAAAATGTACCTTGAAAATGGTCATTTCTGAGGAGCCTGCCATAGCCAGCTTTTTGCGGAGGTCGGCTATTTCACCGTTAAGGATTTCCTTTTCCTTGGCTTCTACCTGTGCCGTCTGGTCATACGCGGCTTTGGCGGCTGCGGCGGCCTGATCGGCTTTGGCTTTTTCTTCGTTGGCCTTCTTTGCGGCCTGTTCCGCTTTTTCTATCTGAGACTTCAGCCTCTTGGCTTCGTCGGCTCTGGCCTTATCGGCCGCCTCCTTGCGGGCTGCATCCAGTTCCTTTTCATCCGCAGGACGGGGCTTGTCCAAATCCTTAAGTTTGGCTTCCAGCTCCGCCTTTGCCCGGCGGGCCCGTTCTGCATTGTCGCAGGCTTCCCGGAGCTTGGCTTGCGCCTGCTCCATGTTGGCGGTGTGGGATCTCTGCATTTCCTTCAGCTGGTCTGTGAGATCCTGACGAATGGCCTCGGACTCCTCCTTGGCTTCGTCCCGCTCCTTCTCCGCTTCCTCGCGGGCCTTGATGGCTTCCTTCAGCTGGCGGACCGACATGTTTTCCACATCATTTTGGGATACAAAATCTTCGCGCTCTTCGGCGGGTAAAGCCAGCATTTGCAAGGCTTTTTGCGCACCCAAAAGCGCAAACGTCTGCGTATTTGAATACTCCTTCGCAAGCCTCATCATGTCCTGTGCGGTACGGGGTGAAAAATCCACTTTTTCCCGTAAATAATCAATCCATTCACCATGTCCCAGCTGAGCTTTAACCTCTATAAGGCGCTTGCCGATCTCGAGAATAGATGCCCCGGCCTGTGCCTTGAACAGCAATATCTCGCCGGTGATAACCTCGATATTCCGGGATTCTTCCGGTATCAATTCCGCATATTCCTGCATGTCCATTACTTCCATGTTGTTCCTCCTTATGCTGCTTTCTTCTTTTTGACGCCGCCTTTGGTCACAACGCCTTTGAGCCATTGGTCAACGAAAGCCTTTACGGCAGGATCCTGTTCGTACGATTTGTTATGGTCTGTGCGGCACTGGATTACCTGTTTATTCTTTAACTCCAGGGTGTAATATGGAGTATCAGGCTCCTCTGCCAGGCGAATGAAGAATATTGCCGTCTCGCCGGCCGCCATTCGCTTGGCATATCCGGCCACACAATGGTGGAGTGTAGCGCCTTCATCCCGCAGTTCTTCCTGGGTCTGTGCCGCCCGTATGCTAAATCCATCTTTGCTCCATGTGTACTTTGCAAGGGCCTCCACGGCCTTGATGAATTTCTCCTGATCTGCTTTGTTTTTTTCGAAGTTAATTTGAGCCGTCGTCCTGCGGTGAGCTTCCATCAGGTCACGAGGGAACAATACCTGCTTATCGCTAAGGTCAAGGCCAAGCTGCCGACATTCGGCGAGGTAATCTCGATAGTCCGCCTCGACATGATACCTCCTTGCCTGTTGTTGAACCTCCAAGTACTTCAGAATCTTGGCTACAGAAGCGTATGGGGTGGCGGCGATTATGCATTTGAAATCGATTCCGGTTTCCATCAGCCGCCCGATGTCCTTTTCCTCCAATCCTCCCCGCCGGTGGCATTCCCATAGGTCATTGAGCTTTTTGAAGTCCCTCAGCTGCCACACGGCAGGTTCTTGTAGCTTCAGCAGCCGCAGCGGGAAGCGGAAGCATTCCTGCAACTTTTTACGTTGCCAGAGGATGGCGTTCATTCCTTCTTTATCTGCTCCGCCAAGGCTGCACCTCTCGTTCATCACCCATGTATATCCATTCTTCACAAAGAATTCCAATATCGGGTATCTGGCAGCGTCTATCATGTAACGAATTACATTCGGGTTCTGCACTTCTGCTGCATATTTTTTGATTGCCTTATATTGCAGAGGCGTTCCGACTACGGCCGAGTCTATAGACGGCATATAGAAGGTGTAGCCTCCGTCATATATGACGGAGTAATTATTTACTCGTTCCCAATGGTCAATAGGATATCTGCAAACCTGCATATGCCAGGATTCCTTGATTTCTTTCTGCCATTTGGCTATCAATTCTCCGCGGATAGCATATCTGGCTATTTCCTTAAGCCAGCGCTCTGTTTGTTGGAAGCGTGCTTCGGGATCGCGCACAACATGCCATTGACGGATGAATACCGTCTTTCCATCTTTGCCCATCTGGGCAGCGGCGATGTTGTCCACATAGTCAGCTTTCCAGTTTGCGCCATCTTCGAGGACGCACCATACTTTAGAGCCACACGACGGACATGTCACGCGGTAGTTCTGTTTAAAACGTTCGCCAGTAGATGTCACCTTTTGGCCGCATATATAACACAGGCCTCGGACGTTTCCGCGCTTATATATCAGGGTGTTATCCTTATCGATGATTTTGCGGCGCACCCATGCGGTCAAGCCTTCCGGCAGTTCCTCCGGGCAGAGGGACCATTCATCATTCAGGATTTTCTCTTTTGCCATGGCCGCCTCCTAAAAGAAGTCGGCTATATCAAGCACCACCTTGCCTGATGCAGGCGCGGCGGGAGCAGTGGGGGCGGCGGAAATACCAAAGTATTTATCCACGATGGCATAAACGTCATCGTCCGCCATGATGGCCACGCCGTTCGTGGCCATCTTTCGTGCCGCTCCCTTAACCTCGGCCATGGCGCCGGCGAGGGTTTTCTTTTCGTTCATCACAGCCTTGGCATTGCCTTCAGTGGTGATGGTGTCTATAACATGATGCCCTAAGGCTTCAAGATATTTGTCGTTGGGGGCTTTCTGCATTTCAGTGTTTATCTTGATGATTGCTTTCTGGATCATGTTATGCCTCCTGAGATATGCTGCTGCTTTCGTGACGGGAAATGCTAAGCCTGTTTTTGCTGGTCATTTTCAGCTTGGCGGTAATTCCCCGGGCATCGGATATGGATACTGTGCGAAGATAGCCGTCGTATACCAGCTCGGCAGCCTCCCTCACCAGGCGGCGAGAGTCTTCGTGCATTACAACCTCTCCGGCTCCCTGTGCGCCTGAACCGAACAGTTCATCGATGATGCTGTCAGCAGTAGCCAGGGTCAGCTTCCTGCGTTCTTCGGCCTGCTCACGAGCTTCTTCGTGAGCAGAGAATTCCTGCGCTTCGCGACAAGTGCAGATCCTGCTTGCCAGATAATCTGCTTCGGCGTACTCATAACGCTCCGGGTTGAGATCGCGCAGCCAGGATACTTCCACATATTGTCCGCAGTACTGGCATACGCCCATTTCAGCTTTCTTTTCCATGTTTCCTCCTTACATATCCAGTATCCGCCAGAGCCACCGCGCGAAGCGGCGGAATCCGGGGGAGTGTTCTAATGCCAGCTCAATGGTGATGAGCAACAGGACGGGCCATGCTATATATGCGGTCAGCAGCAGGGCCACGAAGAAGTATTCTCCCATTTGCTACCTCCCCGTTGATACAACGATGTTGAATGCCGCGGCGCTGGTAGCGTCCATCTGCATCACTTCATATTCCCAGATGTGTTTTCCCAGGGCTGCTTTCGGATCTTTCATCAGGGCGTCGTGCGGTACGGTCTTGAGCAGCACGCAGCCCGGATTTCCGTATATGTTCAGTCTCTGATTCCGCGCCAGCGACAGCGCGGGAATGATGTCTTTTACTCTCAATACTCCCATGTTGTTCCCCCTCCCGATATGTGATACCCGGGGGCAATGCCCCGACGCACCGGGCCTGAATCCTTTTTATGCTCGCCCGGTCGAGCCGCCGCCCACGGAGGGGCGGCGATTATTTGGATATCGGATTAAATGACTAAGCCGCAGGCCACGCCACTAGAGTTGCTGGCGTTGTCGGCGTCGGCCGTGCCCGACGTGTTGACGCAGCAGAAAGCGTCGCTGTAGCCGGCGTACGGGGAACGGGTCCAGTACCAATCGTAGCAACCGGATTCGTCGAACATTCTGCGGTCTTTTGACGTGGCAAAAGCCTCGTACCGCTTTCCTTCCTCCACGGGTGAATAGATAGCGCTTCCAAACAGCTCGGTTTCGGAGAAGGGGAAAATTGCGCAAACTTCTTCGTAGAGTCGGCCGGTATAGTCTGAAAACTGCTTGTTTACGGGGCGGACATACTTGAGGAGCTCTTTGGGAAGCTTCTCGTATGCGACATTCTCCACATATTCCCTAAGTTTGGAATTGAGGTACCCATCAGGACAGCTCTTGTTGTTAAATGCGCTTTCGCCAAGTGTTACGTTCACTCTCAGAGTGACGGTGTTACGCTCGCCTGTGGCGGCATCGACATCATGGCCGATTCCTACGATCTCCACCTCTGTGCCGCCCACCATGAATTTGTCGTGGGCTTTGAAATGTTCGCGCGCCTCCCCCTTCTTGGACAGAGACACAAGCCGCTCAAAATTGCTGAAAGCTATGGTGCTCATACTTTTCTCCTTTCGGTTTTTATCTTTGTTTAAGGAATGTCTACCATGGGCAGCACATTGTCGGCGCCGTATATGGTGGGATACTTGCCGTCCCATGTCTGAGCGTAGGTGTAGTCTATGAGATCCTTGGTGAGTGACTCTGCGATCTTCCTGTTTGCTTCCGCTTCCGCCTCAGCCTTTGTCGTGGTCTCGTAGGCATAAGCGTCCGCTTCCACTTTCTGTATCTCCGCCTGCGCTTCCGCCTCAATAATGCGCTGCTCCGCCTCAGTCTCGGCCTTGAGTTTGTTCTGTTGGGCCACCTGCTTGTCCTCTACGGCGTTGGTAAAGGCATCGGTAAAATCCATATCCTCGATGGCAGTAGACACGACCTCTACATTGGATACCTCAAGAGTATCGGTCAGGTTCTTTTCTATGCCCATGGCAAGCTCACTCCTCTGGCCTATGAGCTGTTCCGCTGTATACTTTGCAACCTCAGTCTTTACGGTTTCGGAGATAACGGGTACTACGATGTTTGAGTAATAGTCCTTGCCCATGGTGCGGTAGATATCCATCGCATTGGCCTTGTTGATCTGATAATTGATGGTATACGCCATGGATACTTCCTGAATGTCGGAAGAGAAGCAATAAAGCTCCACGGATGCTTTCTGAACCCGGTTGTCCATCTTGACTACGTTCTGCCAGGGCGCCACAAAATGAACGCCTGCCTCAAGGGTGTAATTTTCCACCCTGCCGAAAGTGGTTACTATGCCGGTGTGTCCTGTGGGTACCGTAGCAACACAGCCTACGCCGACAAGAATTGCCGCTATCATTATTGCGGCAAGGATGATTGAGGGCATCTTCTTTCCCTCCGCCGCTTCCATCACATAAGCGCCAATGCCAGCGATGAGTACCAAGATTCCTCCGATTGCAAATAACATATTTTTCTCCTTTTCTCGGCTTTCGCCGTTTTTAATGCGCCGAGTTCCCCCGGCATAGGTAAGGGAGCGGTGATGTGGGGGATTTTCATGGGTATATTAAGGAAACAGGAGAAAACGCTCGCTCTGTCCGTCCAGCCATCGAACAGGGTTTTGGAAAAGAAAACCGCTCCCTTGCCTATACTGGGGATTATTGGCGCTGTAAGCTGCGGGTGACAGTGCTGACGTAGACCACAGGAGTTACCTCCTCTTTTTTTATTTGGTGGCGCTCACCCGCATTTTGCAGCGCCAAGGCTGCTTACACTTCTATCGGTTCTCCACCGACAGGCTCAAACACTACGTCCGGCTTCTTTTTTACGGCGAGATACTTGCCGGACTTTGCCTTTTCGGCCAGCTCCTGGCTGTACCTGTCTGAACCCACGTGATCGGGATCCATGCCGGTCTCGATGGCGAACGTCTGCAGGGCCATGTATTTGTATGCATAGGTCATGGCTTTACCGGAGCCCTTATCCTGCAGATCCACGGCAGTGCCTGTGGATACAACCTCTACATAATCCTTGGGACTGTCGATGTTCTGAATGCGGTATACGACATCCAGTGTGGTGAGGCGGTTGGTTATGCCGCCGGCACGTTCGTCTTCCCGGTGGTGCTTGTGCTCTACAGGGAATATCAGCAGGCCGTATTTCGCCAGGGCGGGCCGCAGCGCACTTACTACAGCCTCGGCGGTGACGGCATAATACTCGCCGTCTACCAGACGGTCCTTGGAGATATAACCAATCTCATTCATGACGGCGTGCATGCGCTGGAACACGTTCATGGTGGGGTCGAAGGGCGTGCGCATTTTCTGCACGGCGGTTTTGTTGTCGTCCATAAAGATTTCTGCCATATTGCCTCCTATGGTGATACGCGATATCTGAGGTGCTGTTTGGGCTTGCTTGGGGGCTTGATCGGATCGCCGGCCTCATCTACCATCCGGGCCATGGAGCGTACCAGGATGAGCGGCGAGCCGGTCTTTGTTGCGGTAAGGCGGCCATCTTCGCACATGCGGTGCACCGTTCCGACGCTGACGTTCATCAGCTCGGCAGCACGCTTCGGGGTGATGTACTCGCCATGGAGGCGCACCATCGAATCGGCTATGCTGCCCAGGTGGCCCATTTTTTCCTCGACCGCCGCGGACACCATGTCCTTTATGATTGCGGTAATGTCGGGCACTGCCATGTTGGTCTCCTTTCTATTCAAAGCAAGTGTATTTCCTGTAATACAGGTCATCCTCATTCCAATCGGGATAACACTCCTGCAGGTACGCCTTGAGATGCTGCTGCAGCTCATCGCGCTGCGGGGTGTGGTCATAGGCATAATGGCAATCGAAACACAGCGTAAGGCCGTTTTTCTCTACGCCCAGCCCGCCGTGTGAGCGGGGAATGTAATGGGCGTTGGGTCTGCCGTTGGGGCTGCCGCAGAGAACGCAGCAGCCGCAGTCTCTGTTGTAAATAGCTACCCTTACCTTTGCGGGGAATTCGCAGGCTTTGGTCTGGCGATGCTTTGCCATGGTGTGCCTCCTTCTCATATTCCTCTGCGCTTTACAGAAGCTCTTGTACTACTGACAGGATTAATGAAGCTGTGCCGAGAATCGCCCCGGCAAGAGAAAGTCGCTGCAGCTTCCGGGCTTCTTCGTGCTTTGCTTCCTCCAACGAAACGCAAACCAGTTTCTTGATCTGGTTCGCTGCGAGAAGATATCCCTGGCAAAATTCGCCTTCGTGCTTCTTCGGAGCCTCATCCATCCCCACCTCTATCCTCTTGGATATCATTTCAAGCACATCTCTTTTTGTTATTCTCATGATTTCTACCTTCCTGTTGAGTTGGGGATGTCGACCGTTTTTTTATCCTCTCCTATGCCGTCAATCACCTGAATCATCGTCAGTACATTCATAGCATGATAGTCGAGGTCTTTAATCACTACTGGGTTTGTGCTCTTTTTGTCCATATCGGTTATGGTTGCCTCAAGGTTTTTGACCAGCTTTTCCGTCAGGGTCTGTTTAATTTCCTTCTTCACGGGTTATTCCTCCTCGTAATGCTCCTTTTGTCCTGTATCCTTTACTTGTAATTCCGAATCTCTAAATTAAAAGATTTTCACCAGTTTCACATTTGGTACATTGCATATCGGTATTGTTTTGAGTAAAATAAATTAGCTTCATAGGAGAGGTTTCCTCTACCCGAAGCAAGAAAGGAGACTGACTACCCTTATGGGAAGTGTTTTTGTCTCGCCTGTTCCTGGATTAAATGCTGATGCTGTGGGCGTTAACTTCTAACGGAATCGCAACCGTTAAGTGATGCATCATACCAAGAAGGTGCGGGATGCTCTCCGCATCGCATAACTTGTTATGGTATGGCCGCCAAAGCCACACCCCTACAACCCATTGGTAAAAGTAACAAGAACCGCTGCAGTATGTTCCGGGTGAAATGCGAGAGAATAGTGTTTTGGAGCATCAAAACACTTTTTTCTCGGGGCTCATGCTGCGTTTACGCAACTTTGTCTGCAAAAAAAATGGCGCATATTTCAGGACTCATTCTCTCTTCTCCGCAAAAAATACAGAATTTCTGTATTTCACCAAGAGTAAACTCCAGTGAACCACGCCGTTTTCTATATAGTGTCGATGCCGCCATGCCCATTGCCTTCGCAACTGCACTCAGTTTATAGCCACGACTTTTTATGAATTCACAAAACGCCTTGTCATCATACATGATTTCCCCTCCCTTCTTTGTTTCGTTTACGCAACTTTATGTTATCATTCTTTTTTTACTCTGTCAATACGTTTACGCAACCTTTTTCTTGCGTTTAAGCAACTTATATTATATAGTAATGATATAAGTTTTTTAGGAGTAAATTATGGAGCTAAAAGACATCATAAAGTCCAGAAGATTGGCAATTAACAAAACCCTTGAGGAGATTGGAAAAGAGGTAGGCGTTTCAAAAGCTACCGTGCTCCGATGGGAAAGCGGCGAGATAAAAAATATGCGCCGTGATAAATTGGTTGCTCTTGCCAAAGCACTTAACACATCTCCATCATATCTGATGGGTATAAAAATGACAGAGGCCCCCAATGCTGTCCCATACGCCCCCGCCACCCGCATTCCTATACTCGGTCGTATTGCCGCCGGTTATCCCCTGTATGCAGAAGAGCATATCGAGGGCTATACATATATCGATACTCCCGAGGATGGCGAATACTTTGGCTTGGTGGTCTCCGGCGACAGCATGGATGCTGCCCGCATCCAGGATGGCGATCTCCTTATAGTGCGCCGGCAGTCCTGTGTAGATAATGGTGACATCGCTGTAGTGCTGGTTAACGGCTGTGATGCTACCGTTAAGCGGTTTTATAAGCACGATAACATGGTCACACTGGTGCCGCAGAGCAGCAATCCGAGGCACGTCCCTCAGATGTATGATTTGGATAAGACTGAGCTGCAGATACAGGGCAAGGTTGTTGAAGTGAAGATAAGAGTGTAGGGAGGCCGATTATGGAAAGAGATAAAGGCTTAGGGGTATCCGTTGGTAAAATCGTCTCAATAGGATCGTTGGTTGTTTGCGTGGTTCTTGGTTGCTTAATTTGTGTGCAAAACAAACAAGTCGAGGTTTTAACAGAGGCAAACGTGCAGTTAAAGGAATCCAGCGCATCCCTTGCTAAATCCAACGAAGAGTTGAGCGCTGAACTTGCCGCATTAAATGACGATGTTGTTGCACTGGAAGAACGGTTGGCAGCAGAAACCGATTTGCACGATATGTGGCTGAATAAGCATTCTTCCCTTCGGGCAAATATTGCGTCGCTTTTAGAAGAGGCATCTGCAGCAATCGCTTATGGTAATAAACAGGATTTAATAAACGTACTTTATCAAATCGACGTTTTGACTACCAGCAATGTCATAAATGAATCTCGGTACGATGCTCTTAGGCACAAAAAGTTCGAAGATATCAGAAATGAGAAAGAACGCGAGTTTTTAGAATCATTAATTGGAGATTCGCTTTTTTAACATATAAAAATGCCGCCCCCGGCGTTGGCGCACCGAGGGCAGCGGGTACAGATAAGACCTTAGCAGGGTTCCTTTTCTGTACCTCCAAATATATCACAAATTGGAGGTTTTCACAATGGCAAAGCAAAAGGATGGCAGGTATAGGGCAAAAATAACCGTTGGCCACGATATAGCCGGCAAGGCGGTTGTTAAGTACGCTTCCGGCCGCACCCGTAAGGAGCTGGAGGAGGAAAAGAGGCGCCTTGTGCGTGAGTTCAAAAGCGGCTATACGGATTCAAGCGATATAATGTTTGGGGCATACCTGCAGCAATGGTATGAGCTGTACAAGAAACCCGCCGTGCGCTACAGCACCCGGCAGAGCTATGCCACCACAATAAACAAGCACATCCTTCCGGTGCTGGGCGACAAAGCCCTGCGTGCCGTCACCGTCATGGATCTGCAGCAGCTGCTCAATTCAAAGGCGGATACCTGCGCTGCTATAATAGGCAATATTTTCTCCACCCTTGAGGCGGTCTTTAACCTGGCATACAGTCAGGGCATGATTGACCGTAATCCTGTGGTAGGGCTCGTTAAGCCTTCTAAGGCGAAGGAGTCCCGCCGGGCACTTACCGATGCAGAGACAGCGGCTGTTCTTGCTGTTGCCGATGAAGACCCTAACGGTCTGCTCCTAAAGCTCCTTTACTACACCGGAATGCGTCTGGGCGAAGCCTGTGGGCTGCAATGGCAGGATGTGGATTTTAAGAAGCAGATAATCCATGTGGTTCGCAAGGTGGATTTCAAGGCAGGGGAACTGGGTGATCCGAAAACAGATAATTCTGTAAGAGACATTCCGATGCCGGAGGATCTGCGAGATGCGCTGCTTCCTCTGCGCGGATTCGGTACCGCATTCGTATTTCCCGCTCCCGATGGTTCTTTCTGGCGAAACACGCAGCTTAATCGCCTGTGGAAGTCTTTAATGCAGAAAGTCTATGATGCAGATAATACGATTGAGGCGAAAGAGGGGATATCCATTCTCACCGCCCACTATTTCCGGCATAACTATGCCAGCGTTCTTTATAACGCCGGAATTGATGTCTTGTCCGCTCAAAAATTCCTTGGGCATGCCAGCGCAAAGACAACGCTCGAAATATATTCCCATCTTGCAAAAGAAAAAGAGGACGCCAATGCAGCCGCCACAAGAGATGCTTTCAAAAAAGGTTGCCAGAAAGTTGCCAGGGAAAAATAGAAAGATGAACATTAAAGCTAAAAAATGCCTAAATACCTAAGAAAAACGCCCGCTTGATGCGGGCGTTCTCTTTTGTGGTATCCGGCGGCTACCTATATTTTTTGATATTTATTGTTTTTCTATGGGTGTAAAAAGTGCCTATTTGTCTGTGTTTTTATATCCTGTGCAGCATTTCATTATCAAAAAAAGGTTGCCGGAAAGTTGCCATTATTCCAAAACGCAGAACACGCCCCCGGCATTGCGCCGGGGCGTGTTTGAAAGGGATTCCCGTTCTTGGGAAGTCGTTATTTAATTTACTCTGCCAACATGCAGTTTATCGAAGAGATCAGATATAAAGTTGCTGCCACGAGAGAGAAGGATGCCGGTAATAAGAATATCAACGACGGCGGGCACGGCAATGCCCACGGCGGACATGAGGCCTATGCCGCATGCCCAGCTCAGCAAAATGCCGAGGATCATGGCAACAAGGTTCTCCCAATGCAGGCCGCCCTCAATGGTCATCTTGATGGTTTCCACAACTGCCTCTATCAGCAGGGCTACAACGATAATAATAGTGATTGCTTCCATTTTATAAAATCTCCTTGTTTTTTTGTTAAGTTTGGTTGATGAATTACATTAAAAAGCGCCGTTTTTGTTGTTAAGAAACCTTTAGTTGTGTTCTTAACATTAAAAATCGGCGTTTTTAATCGAAATCGTGAAGGTGGCTCATCGCCTGTTTGTCCAGGAACTCGCGATAAGCCTTTTTTGCGCTTTCATACGATGCGATGCCCTTTTCTACCTCGCCATTCGGACTGCCGCGTTTTAATGCCATGGCAACGGCATAGGACAGTTTATTGGCCGCCCACTGCAGCTGCAGCATCAGCATGGTCTCTTCCTGCCTGGCCTTGCGGTTATCATCGGTCGCTTTGTCGCGTTTTTTCTGAGCACGCTGCCAATAGAAGGCAAACAGGCCCACGATAATGGAGGGCAGCATGTCGAGGAAGAAGTTCCACAGCCTGTCCATGACTATACCTCCTTGAAGTACTTACCGAGACACCAGCCGCGCAGCATGGGAGTTTCCTCATGCAGTATGACCTCTGCCCAGTCGCCGTTGAATCCCAGAACAATCACCTTATCATTTACGCACACGCGCCCAATTTTCTGGCCGCCCGTTGAAGGCATTGTTCTCAGGTTGACATAGGTCGCGCCGGCATATTGACGCAGCGCAGGATATGTAGGAAGATCTTCTGTCCGTTCATCATCATCGGGAACTGCGAGATCGGGGGCTTCTTCCCTGCCGCTGAGGAGCGCCCTCAGCTGATCCATGTCCATGCAGGGGCACTCTGTGGCGTAGTTTTTGCCGGTAGGTTTGTTATTTTTATAGGTAGGTACTTCATTGTGCCCGAGCACCGCTCCGGCGCCCAGGTCATAATAGGCAAGAACGTCATTGCAGAGGCGAACAAAGCTCCTTAACTGAGCTTCGGTGGGCAGGGATGAATCCCTCATATCTCCGTCGAAGGCAATGGCCACAGAGCGGTCGTTGGCGCCGATATCATCCTCGTTCTTTGTGGCGCTGTTTGAAACACCGCCGTGAGAATACTCGAGGCCGCGTCCGAGGTATATATCGCCGTTCTTGCATATTAAATATGAATACCCGACTCCCTTGTGGCCGTCTTTCTCGATTTTGCGGCGATGAAGCCGCTCCCACGCTTCAGGTGTACCGTAATTGCCTACGGTATGATGGACCTGCACATGATCGGTTACGAGGCGCTTCCCGCCTTTGCCTTCCGGCCATTTGAGGCCGGTATCTATAACGTAGGCAAATTCCATTTCTCTTTACCTCTTGAAACGCTTGCCGCAGTCAACTATCCAGGCGCCGGCGCCCAGTATAAAGGCGAGGCCCAAAACGCTGGCGTCGCCAGTTTTAGGAATGGAGATTGTCTGCTGAGTCTGCTGAGCTCCGGCTGTGAAGGAATAGCAGGCGGTTACTGTTCTGTCTTCCTTCATGGCCTCGTACATTTCCTCTGCAGTATCTGCGTTTTCAAGGGCCACGTCTTTAACCTTGACGCATATGTTGGCAGGCTGGGCGGTGACTACGCCGCGGATATAGTAGCGGCCGGTCACCAGCTGCAAGGAAGGTTCCTCAATTTCCACGCCGTCCACCTCTATTACGAGCTGCATGTTTGTGAGATCTGCGAACCGAGGAACATCGATGTCGACGCGGAGGTTGAAGAGTTCGTTCTCTACATAGGTTTTGGATACCGCCTTGCCAGTCTGGTAGTCCACAGGCTGAATTGCCACGGTGACCTTTTCGTCAGCGGCCATGGCGGTGGTCATGCCGCAAAGAAGCAGCACAGAAATGAGAATCGCAATAAACTTTTTCATAAATGGTTCCTTTCTTTTATCTGAAGTTTGTATTAAAAAAGAGCCTCTAAAGGCTCTGAATTTTATTTGGTGAAGTGGGCCGGCACATCGGCAGGATCAAGCAGCAGCGGATCCGCCGGCTGAATGCATGTATATACCTCTCCGTCTTTTACGGAGCGGACCTTCATACCGGCTTCAGCGCGCATATTATATACGTAGGGATAAACGCCATCGATGTCCGCCGCAGGCCTTGCTCCGTATAGTGCCTCAGTTCCGATGGAAAAAGGCGGGTATATTTCAAGAGAGTTGACCGCCTGACGGCAGAAACCGCATTTGCCGTTGTGTGTGAATACATCGCCTTTTTTATATGCGGTGCCGGGCGTCCATTCGTCATAATCGAAATAGCCTATATCTACGCCAGGAGAATCGCTGGCGGCTTCGCGTACGGCCTGCCCCCCCTGTGCTCTCATGCGCTCTATTTCGGCAGCCTTCTTTTCTGCCCAGTCGTTATACTTGCCCATGCTCTTCCTCCTCATATCCGAGCCGTTCAAGGGCCGCCTCCATGTCCGTAACCTGAACGGCGCCGTTGAATTCTATGATTTCAAGCCCCTCGATGGGCTCGTTATAGCTGTTGTTGATTTCCACGGCCTCGGCCTCTTCCTTGCCGCAGTAAACCGTAACTCCGTTCGGCTGGGTCTTTACATATCTCAGCTCATCCTCGAGGGAGATCCGGACGCCATCTTTTTTTATTTCGTACATACAAACAACTCCTTATATAGATTGTTTAGGTTCTGCCGTGAGTGGTAGGCGTCAAAATAGCTCGCATAGCCGACCCATGATTTGCACGACGTCCACACGTCATCGATGGACATTTTCCCGCAGTCCACCCATTTTTTGAACTTCTTAAGTTTCCTGCGCATCGATGCGACAGAATGAGGGTTAAGCTTTTTGACCACCTTACCGCTGTCGGTAAGAAAAAAGCGTCCCCTGAGAAAGGTGACGCCTTTGGTTAGTTTTGTTATTTGGGTCTTTCGCTCATTGAGCTTAATGCCGAGGGATGCGCATATCTTGCGGATCTCGTTCAAACATTCCTGCAGATACTCTTTGCTGGGATGGATAAGGTAACC